CTACCGCACCAGTGTCACCAGTAGGACCAGTAGGACCTGTGCTTCCAGTAGGACCAGTAGCCCCCGTACTTCCCGTTGCACCCGAAGCGCCTGTCGGTCCTGTCTGACCAGTCGGTCCTGTAGAACCCACAGCGCCTGTTGGACCTGTGCTTCCAGTCGCCCCTGTTGGTCCTGTTGCGCCCTGCGCTCCTGTGTTTCCTGTTGCGCCTGTAGGACCTGTTGGTCCCAAAGGTCCCGTAGGTCCTGTACTGCCCGTGGGTCCAGTTGACCCTGTGCTTCCAGTTGGTCCTGTAGAGCCAGTAGGTCCTGTACTGCCTGTGGGTCCAGTAGAACCTGTCGGTCCTGTATTTCCTGTCGCACCTGTTGCGCCCGTGTTTCCTTGTGGTCCTGTCGCACCTGTAGCCCCTTGTGGTCCTGTGTTAGCACTGCTAACAACCGTGACAATAGCGTCAACGGTAGAAGCAGACACTACAGGAACAACTAGCGCACCCACAACTTCAGTGGTACGGGTAATAACAATTTCGTAACTGTTTAAGTTACTTCCACGATTGAGAGTAATGTTTGTAGTAGCCATTGCTACCTCGTCACATCAGCAAGAACCGTGACATTCCCTGCCAGGATTGTAGAAATAACACCTGACGCATTTTCTTCCAAGTCCCAGAAATACAAACCAGCAGACAAAGCAGCAGAAGAAGTAGCCGACAAAACACACGTCACCTGACCAGAAGCGGCACCAGTCACAGTACAAGTGAACGAAGCCTTGATAGTGGTGGAGTCCTGGGTGCTGCGAATCTGTGCCTTATAGGTACGACCAGTAATGTCAACAGCAGTAGACCCATCAGTCGTGATAGTTACGACTAGGGTTTCTGTGTCACCACGGGTGATAATTAGGTCTTGGTCAGCAGGTTGAGCCATACCCGCATAAGCATAGCACTATTTTACTGCGCCTGAATCCAGCAAAACATCATGCACATTCTCTGGGACAACGTATGTTTCCCCTGGTACAAGGTTATAAGGCTCATTTCCAATGTAGGCGTTGACTTTTCTAACAACCTGGATTTCAACTCTTATTTCTGGTCTGACAAATTCTGGGTTGTCAAGGAGGGTGCCTTCAGGGATAAGGGATAGAAGTTTGGTGGTGGCTTTTGACCATGTGAAGGCTTTGGTTTCTGGGACACGGGAGATAGCGGTCTGTCTGATGGTGCCACGGTTGCGGTATGCGTCCATCATTAGTTCTTCCAAAACCTTTTGGTTTGGTTCGTCCCATTGCCCTATGGTCTCCGCTTTGGATTTGGTGCATGGAACTACCCCGAAGGCTAGATGTGCGAACTGGGACTGTCCTGTGCTGTCTGAGATGATTGTGGGGATACCACTGGCGATGGCTTGTAGCGGCATGAGTCCGAAACCTTCGCCACGAGATACAGCCACAAAACAGTCGGCTTGGTTGAACCATGTTCTTTGTTCTTCAGGGTTCATCCACTCTCTGTTGAGGAAGATTTTTTCACCTAGTTTTTTGGTGGGGACATCTTGTGCGTGAGGTGCTGCTTTGATGTGTAGTTCAGCATCAGGAAGTTTCAAAGCGTTAAACGCCTTCACTAGAACGTCAAGACCTTTACGGTGCCACAAAGACCCGCCCCCATGAAAACGGAACACATCATTGTCGGGTTCACCTATTGGTTTCCAAAACTTATGGTCTACCCCTAAAGGGCAATACGAAACATCATTATGGAACTGACTAAACAGTTCAACATTGTGTTGGCAAGGAACAATTATCTGGTCAAAATGTTCAAGCCATCTACGAAACCTATGAGGCAAAACATCTGTTTCCCACATAGAAAACAAAACACGATGCTGACCTTCAAGCCACCCCTTGCAAGCATACGGAACCTGCATATGAACATGAACAGACGCAGACTTATCCAACTTCACAGTCTTAGGAAGCGAATCCTTAAAACCTTGGAGCATGGAACCATACCCCAACTTTGGGTCAGGGAAACCCTGCCATGATTGATAGTTCACAACGGCGCTGGCGTACCTTCAATTTGATGCTTAGACGTAGCAAGTTGTTCAACAGCATGACAACCATCAATCGTCTTAGGTTGCAGCCCTTCTTTACGAAGACGCTTATAAGCAGGCATATCCTTTGACCAGTTCTTTTCACGCTGGTTAATAACCGCAACCGCCTCACCCTTGGTGGTCGTGGAGTTAGAACCAATCTGAACCCCTGCAACCTTGCATCCGAAACAACCTTCAACATCCAGATTTGGATGTGTCTCTCTATGCTTCAATATAATCACCATATCCAGCAGCAGTAAGGTCTGCTTCTTCTTGTGCTGTTAACTCGTGGATATGCCCACCATGATAGGTGAAAGCAATATCGTCAGCATCCCCTGGTTGCCATTCAGTGAATGACCCGTCCTTTAGTTTGAACACGTTACGTCCACGCCTACCTGGTTTCAGATACGCAAGGATTCCACGTTCCCCAGGTAAAGCCCAGTTTACAAAGTTGTCTGTTGGTGGGCGAAAAGTTGCCATGTCTACACAATAGCAAAAGCCCCCCACCGAAGTGAAGGGCTTTCGCTTGCTGTGCTGTGTCTCTAGGACACGGACACTATACAGGGGTTATTAGGCGTTTGCACCAATGCTTGAAGATGATTCAATGCGGCGCAATGCTTCCTGACGGAACACACCGTAACCAACGAAGTGCTTCCAACCAACTGGACGGAAACGCTGGAGGAGGTCGGTCACTTGACCGTACACAATTGTTGGCTGTGAACCGTACTCGCCACCCATTGAGACAGCCTTGGCAAGTGCCTGCTGACCCATGATGAGGGTACCGTATGCGTCAATTGTTCCAGATGCACCAGAGTTGTTGGATGCGTTTGCGAACAGAGGGGCACGAGCCGACTCAATAAAGCGAACGCCCTCAAACATGCCAATTTCACCATTGTAAAGAGGCATTGCGTTGGTGTACTTGTACGAGTCACGCCAGCCTGAAGCATCGGTGATGCCACGAAGGTCGTAGGACACGTCTGGGTGAATGAAGCCAACGTAGTTTCCACCGATGGTAGGAACGTTTGCTGCACGGAGTTGAGCAACTGCACGACGGATGTCCTTAGCGGTAAGGGTGTCGTCTGTGTTCAAAGTTGTACGGCTAGATGGGGCTACTGCTCCACCTGTTGCGTAGATAACGTTGTCGCCAGCCTGGATTACGTCACGAGCGATGGTGTCAATTGACAAACCAGCGTTGTAACCAACAGCGTTAGCGGCTACTGGGTCAACAGGGAGGAAAGACGAAGCACGAAGTTTCGCTGTCGTAACTGTTGCGTTACCGTATTCACGGAGGGTGACGGTAACCTGGTTGTCGCTCATTGCGACTGGGGTTACGTCTTCTGCTTCACCGAGTTCCGTGGTCGCTGCTGCGAGGTCGGAGAACACTGTGAACTTAACGGATGCACCTGGGTTTGTTGCGTTCGTGGCTTGCACGTCTGCGAACTGGTCAAAGTACATTTCTGGACGAAGGGCAAAGTATGCCAACTTCTCAAAAGCAACCTGGTCAACCGAAAGGTTGGAGGTGCCTGTTTCTGCTGCGTAGTAATCAGCCATGATTTTTTTTCCTTAATAGGTAGAGGGTTTAAATTTCTCCAAGGTCAACACCTTGGGCTTGTGCCTCTGCAAAAATCGCTAACAGTTCTTCTTGGGACGACGCATCATTGATTCGTTTCATCCAAGATGGTCCACTAGATGCGGTTTCGGCTCCAGCAGCAATCCTGTTGGTCTGCTGCCAGGCTGCCTTGTCGGTGTCCTGTGGTTTGGCTTGGGGTGTAATCAGTTGTGCTTCCTCTGCGGCTTGCCTAATAGCCTCTGGAGTGAGGTCGCCGTCGTAACCTTTAACGAAGTATTTGGCTTGTGGTGAAGCAGGGTCAATACCTGCCTTAACGAAAGCCATCTCTCGTTGTACGGTTTGGAACTCTGCAACTTGTTTGCGTAGTTCACGGGCTTCCTTCTCCAACTGCTTCATCCGTGAACGAACAGGGTTCGTTTCTTGGACTGGCTCGTCATAGATGGATTCGTCGTCTTCGTAGGTATCTGCGAAATCTGACATATGGCACTCTCCTTAGTCCACACCACATCGGAGGAATGTGGTGGCTACATTATTTACACCCCATGTGACGCTACGGTATCGGGGGATTTCCCGTAGGTTTCAGCCATCGGCTTACGTTGTGAACAATAGCACACTATTGTCCTGCTGTGCGTAGTCCTGTGATTCCTTGTTGAGTTTCGGCTAGACCGCCACCTTCTTGGAAGGCTGCTTTGCGGGATGCTTTGCGTGTTGCGATGCGTTGGGCTGCGGCTGCGTTGGTTCCGAATACGCCAGAGATTTGTTCTTCTTGTGTGATTGCGGTTTCACCTGCCGTCAAAGGGTTAAACAGTTCTTGTGTCATGGCAAGTTCTTGGAACCCTTCTTGTGCTCTTGCTTGCCCAATGCCACGGCTAACCAGTTCTTCTGACTGGGCAGCAGTGAGTTGCATACCTTGTTCACGGGCAGCATTAGCACGACGGGCGGCTTCAGCCTTCTTAACAGCCTCTGACTGTTGGAACCTTGTCGGGTCAATAAGGAACGCTGCAATATCGGAATCACCAATACCATATAGACGCTTCAGTTCTTCCTTGGTGCCTGGTTCGGTTTCCATTACTGCTCGGTACCCTTGCTGGATGCGGGTGTTTAGTTCGTCTGAACGAACGTCATTGCCGATGAAGTTTGCAAAGTCATCCTGCGAATCGTAAAACCCTTTAGGCATACTGTTAGCACGGAGAGTCTGCTCAAACTCCTTCTCAATCTGAAGGTAATCACGTTCACTAATAGCCTTATAACCATTCTTCTTACGCAACTCTAAACCCTTAAACCGAGCCTTATACAAAGGCGTGTCACGAACGGCACGAAACATATTTTCTTCACCGTACTGACCCTGAAACTGGGTAGGGTCAGCAATCAAAGCGGCATCAAGATTGGTAATCAAAGACTCCAACCCATACTCCCGCAGGAATTCAATTGCATTATCACGTGCTGACATTACGCCGTCTTTCCAAATCCACGAGCCAAAGATTGCGCCAAGTTTCCATAAGCGATATTTGCCTCATCCGTATTCTGCCACTCAGGGAGTGAGCGAAGATATGTATTCCATTCCCACAAATCCATCTGACGATACTCGTTCGTCTTAGGG